TTCCGTCCGAAAGCACCCCAGCGTCAGTCGCCGTAATGGTAACGGTAGCGGTGCCGTTGATGTTGCCGGAAGCGGGAGCGATGGTGAAGGTCACGCCAGCATCGTTAAGCAGCGTAACGAACTCGATACCGACCGGGTAGGCCGAAGGGGCCAACAGCGTGACCGTCCCGGCTGTGCCGATCTGGAGATACCGATCCGTGGCAGCAACCGTGACAGGAGCGCCAACGGCGCGATACGCACCATTGCCCGTGTTGGGCGTGAGGTTATACCAAGTCCTGTTCACCAGAGCGCCGTAGAGGGTTGCCTGATTTCCCCCGTAGCCCAAAGGCAGGGGGTCGGCTAGGGTGTCGCCCGAAGCCGCAACCACAGACACAGCGTACTGGGTAGCGGTCGGGGACAAGCCGTTGCGAATCGTGAGCATGAAGCCGTCGCCGATACCGGGGGATGTGCCCGGCGTGCCAATCGGAGTCGGCAAGCCAGGAGGGATAGCAGGCAGCGTGATGGTTGTAGTCGCCGTGGGCACGATGAGCAGAAAGCGCGGAGGTGCCGTTTGGCCTGGGCCAGTGCCCAGAGTAAAGGCAGCAGTCGAAAGAGTCTGAGACTCGATTCCGTAAGATACAGCGTTAAACATATTATTTCTCCTTTTTCCTTCCTGTATCCCTAGAGAAGCACTGGTCCTACGATTTTCCCGCAGCAGCGAGGAGACGGGACAATCAGATTTCCAGCAAAGAGGAACTGACCGGCGATGTCGATGGAGTTTTGTGCTTCCTTGAAGCCGGTGAACCCAAACTGGAACTTCTTGTTCTCGCTGATGTACAGTTCCAAGTAGTTCGTGTTGAGCAGGAGCAGCAGCCCGTTGGTGCCGTCTGAGGGGATGTACTTGTCGATGACGACTTCGGCGGCGTTAAACCGGAACGCCTGGAAGCCCACCTTGCCGACGTCGCTCTGACCGTCGTTGTAGCGCTGTTGGGGCTGGAGGGTGTTCCATATCTTGTTGTAGGCCGTCTGCGTGCCAACAAGCAGGTCTGGGTAGTCGTTGCCGAACCACGCAGCACCGTAGACCGTGTTCACGTCGATCAGCGAGTACGCGCTGTATCCACGGATCGTGTAGGCGTTGGCCCCAGCGACCGCAGCGATAGGCGTAATGCCGCTGGTGAAGCTGTACGCGCCCGACGCGAACAGATCGGTACGGGTGATACCACCAATGGAGAGGAAGCTCTTCGTCTGGTCGGTGGCCGACGAATAAGAGCCGCTGGAATTGCCGTCGTCAACCCAAGCCAGCAAGCCGTCCGTCGACTTGGTGCCTGACAGGGCTCCGGTGAAAGGCGGCGATACGGAACTCTGACCGTCCTGGTACAGACCAGTCGCAATCAGTTTCGCCATCTTCATCGAGGCGTTTGCGAACTTGGACTCCACGATGGAGAACGCTGCCTGCGGGCCACGGTTCAAAACGTCATCTATTCCAAACAGCGTGACATTGACGTAGCTGGTCTTCATGTTGACCGTGAAGGCCGTGTCCGTGGTGACGTAGCTGATGTTGAAGGTGTCGCCCTTCGAGAACCAGTCGCCGTTCAGTTCGCTGTAGATTATCGGCCTTTGGATGAATGTGCCCCCGGAGAAGCGCATACGCCGACGATTGAGCAGTCGTGTGAAGAGCGGCGACTGTTTGAAGATCACATCAGTCGTCCTCTCCACAATATACTGCTCAGTAAATGCAGTGAGGTCGCTTAATTGCAGTGCCATAGACAATCCTTCGTTAGTCCAAATCGGCGGCTATGGCACTACGCTCTACTATTTGAGCTTAGCGGCCAGCCGCGTTCTTGTTGAATTCTCTCGCCGCGTAGGCGGCGATTCCGCCGTCGCCAAGTGGGACTTCGGGAGCCCCGCTTGAATCATCCCGCTTTTCCATCCCGAGCAACTTCTTCTGGAGCGGACCCATTGTAGGGCCTTCCATGTCGGTTGGGCTTCCAGAGCCTTGCGGCCCCATCCCAGCCACTCGCGCCAGCCGCTCGTCTGCCGCTTTCTTCTCTGCGACAAGAGCGTCATCCTTTTCCTTCAGCTTCGCGTCGTAGTCAGCCTTCATCTTGTCGATCCGCTTGGAAGCTACATACTTGTCGTTGTAGAAACCCCTCAAATCGACCGTTCCGGCTTCGTTCGCCGCCTTCAGGAACTCTTCGGGATCGAACATTTCCCCGAATTCCTGTTGATGCTTCGAGTTCAGGTAAGGAACCTCCAGTGCCGCCTTCGCCGTATAGGCGTTCAGGTTCCTAGTCCACTGTTCAAATCCCTTAACCTTCTCATCAAAAACATCAGTTTTGACTAGCTTGGTGGGGTCGATCCCCGTTTTCTTCAGCCACTCGTTGCCGAAGCGTTCCACGTCTTCAAATGACATATCCCCTCCCAGTGCAATTCGGCTTTCCAGGTCGGCCTTTTCTGTTTCCAGAGTTTCGAGCCGCGTCTGTTTTTCTCGTTCCGCCTTGGTCATCTTAGCTTCGGGGTCCCAGTTTGCGGTGCGCCAATCGCGCCAGCCCTGAAGCTCCTCTAGCTCTGTTCGGTGTTCGTCAAGCTTTCTTGAGTAGTCGTCCTGACGAAGCCCGAACTCCATGACCTTGGGGTTCTTTTCTGCCAACTGGGTGAAGAGGGTTTTGTCTTCATCGTTCCCAAACGTTTCAAGCAGCGCGTCAAACGCACTGCTCGTTTTCTTAGCCATAGCGCGTCCCTTCCAGCCAGAAGGTTATGCGCCCATTGCTTCAGGGCCTTCCGGCATCGCCATCGCGGTTTGCGCCGGTTCCGACCCAGTGGACATTGGGCTCCCCTGGCCTTGTAAACTCTGCTGTGCTTCTTTCTCGATCATCTTCATCATGCCCGCCGCCCTTGTCACTATTGGCATCAGCGCGGGCTTCTCAATCGACAACACCTTCGCCACGTCCATCATGTCCTTTGAAATGGACTGCATCTTTTGCAGAACAAATTGCATGGACGCCTGGGGACCGGACGCACCGCCAGCCCCCGCACTCTGTTGAGCCGCACCTTCGGCGTATCGCTGGAGTGGGGGAGCCTGCTGCTGGGTCACATCAGGGGAAAGAGGAGGGGTGGCTGTGGTGGCCATAAACGCCTAACCTACTTCGATTGTTTCACCGCACGGTCGCTCATCGGAGTTTTGAACGACGTAAAACCTTTGGTCGGCGTGTGGTCCAAAGGAGCTTCTGAGCCGGAAAGTTGGAACGTCCCGGCCTTTTCTCCCTTATTGAATTGCTGCAACGGAACGGGCGTGCGAGAGATCGGGGCATGGGAGCCAAGCAACTGCTCTTCAGGAGTCCCCGTCTTGCCATCGGGCTCGACATTCAGCGGAAAGTTCTTCTGAAGCGAGGCTTCTGTTCCGATAAGTTGTTTTTCCATATGGTTCTCTCTTATGGCAGGCGCAGAGGGTAGTGTCCAAGCGGTTCTGCCTGTTCTCCACTACCCCCTATCGGCGTTGAGTTACGCGCGCTTGTGCCCGCGCTTCGCCTTGCGGCCCTTTTTACGTGCCATAATGTAGATCCCCCTTTCTCAGTTTTGGCTGGAGTCCCAACCGTTACTAATAAATCGGCTAAAGGGTTTAGACTGGTGCGCCCAGAAGGAGTCGAACCTTCAATCTACTGATTAAGAGTCAGTTGCTTTATCCAATTGAGCCATGGGCGCACACTTCAGACGTTCCCCGTCTTCTGGCCACCCGTCATCTTGGGAGCGGACTGCCCTGACGGCTTAGGCGCTTTGGCCCCAATACCCATCTCATGTTCCTGCTTGAGCATTTCCATAAGCTGTTTCGGGTTGAGTTCCAAAACGCTCCACAGATATTGCAGGGGCAGTAGGCCCTTTGCGGCCATATTGATGGCGGTCTGTTTTTCACGGTCACGGCTAGATCCTAACAGCGATCCCGGCGTAATCATCATCGAGAAGTTCTTCCAGTGATCTTCGCGGGTTACGTGGTCAGGAATGAGATTTGGCCCTTCGTAGTTGAAGTCCTCCAGGCTGATCCCGTCTTTCCCTAAGAGTCGCAACCGCATGGGCAACTCGAAGTATTGGAAAACGTTGGACATAGCCTGTACGCCCACATCACGCAGGAACAATTCCCCGTAACGGGATTCCAATTGAGTTGGGGTGTTCAGCATTTCCCGCATCTGTTCGATGGTGTCGCCGCCTGGAACTTGCTTCTTCTTCCCAAGTGCCCCTGGATCGACAATCCCGGCAAGGCGGTCAAACTCCATCGACAGGTATTGGTGGGCCTGCATCACCCACGCGGGGATCTCTGGGGGAGCTATGTACCTCACGTCCGTCTGCGGGCTGCTGTTGGGCAGCATGTAGAGCCTCGCCCCTGGCATGTCGGGGTAGAACTCCCGCCACGTTGCCTGGGGCACAGCACCCGCCCTGGTGACGACCGTAGGATTGAGAGCCCGCCGCACCATGTCCAGGATGCCAGCGATGATCTCATTCATCCCCTCGTTAAGAGGTAGCAGGTCTCGATACTTTGACAGGCCCCAGAAGGACCACGGGACTGGATTGAGGCGCAGCGTAGCGAAGGGGAACAGCCCATGCCAGAACGGGGCAGGCCCATCGTACATCAGCCTGCGGCCCGCGAACACCAGGAGCCGTTTACGTGGATACAGACGCTCTCCGGGGTTGACCCAGTACCACCAGTTGTAAAGGGTAAGCGGCAGATAGGGATGCCGCATCAAGACCTTATTCTTGGATTCGTTCACCTGCGGGTCATCGACGTAGTACTCTTGCATTTCCAATGATTTGAAAACGCTGGTGCCAATATCCCCCGATCCTATGCGAATCCCAACAGAGCGCCGCATTGCTGGCGATAAGCGCTCCCAAGTGTACTCTGGATATTCTTTAGGCCGCGCGAACTGCGCCGCTCCGCCCGCGCCCTGTTCTACGTCGGACAGTTCTTTTTCAATTCCAGCGCAGCCGTAAGGAAACTTGTTCCTGAAATATGACAGGGCTTTCCACGTCTTGTAGAGAATGGCTGTGGAATTCTGTAAATGGAATCCAGGCTGGATCGGGAATACAGAATCCGGCCCACAGGAAATAGCCTGCATCATCCCTGGAGACGCCGCGCCAATCTTCCAGAACCCTGTCCCGTTCAATTTGGTGATGTCGTTGACGCGGATGAATTCAGCATCCATGTCTCTTGTCAGCCACTCTGAGCGGATGACCTTAGAAACGATGTCTGCATCCCCTTTGTAGGCGTCAATTTTGGTAGAGATGTCTATCGTAGGACGGGTTTGGGTAAGGAGGGAAAGGTCGGTAATGCGAGAATTGTTGAGGCGATTGTCGAAAACCTTTGACTTGTACTTCGCTCTGCGGCGATCCCAATACTCACCGCCTAGCGCCCGCATGTACCTAGCAGCAGCTTCCTTTTCTGGGTTCAGGTCTGCTGTTTTGTAGGCTTCCTCTTTTGCGGATTCGCGCCAATGCTCTAACCCTGACAGGTACTTCTGCCTGTCCTCGCCCTGATTCCCGGTGGCATAATGCGCGTTCTCACCCTCTGAGTCAGAGCCGTAATGTGGGCCAACTGGTAAAAAGTCCATGTTTGTGCGTGTCTGGATACAGACAAACGCTCTCGTTACTTTGAATCGAGGCCCTAGTCCGCAACCTCCACAGACCGCTCAACCACAGTAATGGGAGCCGGTGCCTCTGGCGGTAGGGGCTTCGCTTTCTGCTCTGCAATAAAATCCTCGTTGACACTGGCCCAGCACCCCGGCATTCCTTGACAGCTTGCCCCCTTAGCCGAATACTCCGCGTGCGGCGGCATGTCGCTCGGCATTGTCAGTCCTTCGGCCTTGCAATACTCCCTCTGCTCTTGGACTGTGCGGATGCGGACGGGCTCAGGGGAGCCATCCACCATACGGCTACTTCTGACCCGATAGGCGACGTGCCCGCCGTCCTCTGTGGGGTTCTGGGTTACGCATCCCGGCTGGTTGTACTTGTCGAGAGTGCCCAACCAGATGGCGTGGGAGATTGAAGGTATAAGCTGCGTCGGATTGCCACACTCCACACAGTTGGGCATCGTAGCGCCAATCTTCGTAAAGTAGGCTTCCCAGACTTGCCCCTGCAAGTAGCATCCTTCGTGAGCGCAGGTGAATTCATAAATTGGCATTAGGCAACCTCTACCGGAGCCTCAAGCGCCTTCGCTCGATCCACGGCCTTGCGTGCTTCCGTAACGAGTTGCTGGATACCCTTCTCAACCTCTGCGCCGGTTGGGCGATCCTTTCCCGTCAACCCCTTCAGAATCTCAGGATGCGGGAAATACACCGGAGGCTGATACGCCGGGTCTAGCGAATAGGCCCAGTTGTTCTCCATGCCGATGGAGAACATATCGTCGATAAGCTCCTCTGGCGTGCGGCCCATCTCGGCAGCGCGATCTTTAAGCGGCTGTACCCAAGTTGGGTCCAGCGTCAAGAGAAACGTGTGGGAGCCGTCCTGGATATTGCGGCTTGCCCCAACGGCATTCACAACATCGCTGCCGTTGCTGACTGGCTTTTCGACAGTTTCCTCGATCTTCTTGACCTGATCGGGCGACAGCATGACGCCGCCGTTAGCATAATTCTCAAACCAAAGCCGTGCTCTGGTAGCCAGCCAATCGGTGAAGGGGACATCTTTCAGGGAGTCCTGGAATTGCTTCGCGGTTTCCTCCCGAAGTACGAGCGTCAAGGGAATATGGATAGACGGCTGGACGGGCATGGTTGACCTTTCTACGAAACAATACCGGGGGCCTAAGCCCCCGGCTTGCACTCTTGCAAGAGTTACTGGCTGACGGGCGTGCCGAGCGTAATGGTCACGCCGGTATCGGCACCAGCGACCACATCAATCAGGTCGGTGGCAACGATGGCCGCTGCGCCAGTGGCAGCCGGAGTGATCGTCACCGTGAACGTAACGCCGAGTGCGAGCGTCGAGCTAGCCACCAGGAAGCCGGAGGCCACGCTGCCAGCTACAGGAGTCGCGTCGGGCACGACGGCCAAAGAGGCGGGCATGGACGAAATGGCAGTCACCACATCGCCGGGCTGGAGGGTTGTCGGGTTGTTGTCTACGTCGGTGACAGCCACCGCATACGAGACCTTCTGTGCATCTTGAAGTTGGAAATTAGCCATGTGAACTCCTATAGGATTCTATTTCTGTGGTTGCGGTTTCCCGAGAGTGATTTGCAACTTCACTGGCGGTCCTGGTATGTAGAAAACGGCCTTCTCGATGACTGCGAGACTGTCCGTGATCTGAGCCAGCGTAAGAACTTGAGCCTCGCCTTGCTGCTGGACGAGGGATCGCACGGCAGCAATCTGAGCCGAAAGCCCCGACTGCACTACTTTGACCTGTGAGGCCAAATTGGCTTGGTTCGTTAGCACATTTCGCAGTAGGGCGATGATCTGGTGAACCAAGTTTAGAATTGTCATCATACGATTTTCTCAAGGAGACCGTCGCCTTTAGGCGACGGAGGATGTCAAGAGAAGCAGCATGGTCTACCCTCCGTGGATGGGTGCCCCGAACAGCTTCCAGCCAATCATGAAGAACAACACGAACTGTAGCAGGTAAAACCCCGCCCACTTCATTGGGTACGGCTGATTCGGTACGTACTGATTCCAGCAGCCGAAGATCAACCAGAAAAGCATCAAGATCCAAAACGCCAGACTTATTCCCATAGTAGACTTATCCTTTCGTTACGGAGACGGTGTCGTCCTTGCTGAGTTCGAGCAGAGGCGGAGTGGGCGGTTTGACCGCCAGTTTATAGAAGAGTTCCTGGAACCCGCTCTGTGAGGCGGTGTGCAGGATTACGGAGAGGACGGCGGTGGCGGCTGGGATCTGGATGACCAGCGTGCCACCCGATGTCCAGGTGCCGGTCATTGAGATCTGAAAGCCAACCGAGGTGAGGAAGGCAACGGCAATCGCCAGTACGCGGTTAATGGTGTCCGTTCGGGCCGTGAGCCAGGGAAACCACGGTGAGCCCTTGAGCCATTGGAGCAGGCAGACTAGAATGACGCTGACGCCCGCTTGGTTGCCGAGTTCAGTTGAGAGCATAAGCGTTACCCTTTCACCGCGAGAATGGCATGGAAGTCGGCAGCGTAATCGCTGTCAAAGAGGTAGTCGTAGGGAATCCAGCAGCGGCCCGCGATGCCCCAATCAGTATTCCAAGAGTTACGCAATCGTGCGCGCCGCCCCGGATGGTCGTATGCGTCGGCCCACATGCAGTGACCACCAATGACCGATTCCCCAGATCCGGGCATGGGGATGATCCCGCTCTTGGCTACGGCGGCGCTCTCAAAACTCTCGTACAGAGTGACACCGATGATGACGCCGACACCGAGCACGTCCATACAGTGCTCGAAGTGATAAGCCCACGAACCGGGCGTTGTCCCCGTCACGCGTGTTACCGAGGTCGATACGTGTGGGATGGCGTCGGCGAACACGTTAGGGGCGGGCTGCACCGTCACGAGCGAGGGATCGGTGGGATAGTCAGTGTACGGGCAGTCGCCGTATTGCAAGGTGGCAGCAACAACGTCGCCGATTGCGGCTCCCCCATCCTGATCTGCGTCACCTTCGCCAACCCGCGCGTTCCAGTAGGGGAACAGGCGTGACGGGTCGAAGATTGGCAACCCGAGCTTGGCCCTTACGAAGTCGAACCCCGCCCCGACACCATGCCCCGTGCAGGCGGACGTCGTCAACTGATCCCAGATCGGTGGCTCAAAACCTGTGGGGAGCAGGTCCACCTGCGCGTGGAGCGCGACCATCGGGCCGGGCAAAGAGAGCGCCGGGAACCGCTTGCTGGGCAATCCTGGAAACCAACCGTAAGAGTTGCGTTGGGGCATCGTTCACCAACCTTTTCCAATCATCAGCGTGGCGATCACTTGGTAGTTGGAGTTGTTGTTTACGCTGCTTTTGACGAACCGCACCGGGAGCGCGATGGCCCACCCGTGCGGCAAGTGAACGATGGGCATCTCGCCGCCGCTCCAGGTCCAGCCGGTGTTCGACCCGGCCCAACTCACCCCGGCCCCAGTGACCGTATACAGGTCCAGCCACCCGGCTGTGAACAGCTTCTGGGCTAGACCTGGCGCAAAGTTAGTGGCGACGTTGCCCGGCTTGGTCGAGGCCGGGATCACGTCCAGGCTGGAGAAGAACCAAGAGTTCCCGGCGACGACATGCGCGTAGACCGCCGTTCCCGCCAGTGCAGAGGCTGAGGTATGGTTGTACGACACCCCCGCCGCAGCGAAGTTGTCTTGAGGAAGGGCTAGCGGGGCTAGCCCCAACGCAAGCAACACTAGGAATACCGCGCGCATAGCCTACTTCTTGAGGTTGTCGATGGCGATTTGAAGATTCAGCGCCCTGGTCTTGACGTCGGTAAGGTGGTGCCGCGCTATCTGGTGAGCCCAGCCGGTGGCGGGGAAGGACACCGCAGTCCCGCGATAGGCAGGCTGGAACGCCCCTGCCGTCGCTGGCGGATTGATTTCGTTTAAGAAAGCGTTGATCGCATTTATCACAGGGACGGCATACACTTGGGCCGCAGGAGGCAGAACTTTGAGCGCTTGAAGGGAATTAGCGAAGTACGCGGTGATCTTCAGCGCCTTGATCGCGTTTGTGTCCGAAGACGCTATCTCTGCGGCGGTCTGGGTGTAAGCAGCGGGAACGTCAGCAATCGCACCCTCAAGCGGGCCTGCGATGTCGGCGGGGATCGTGTTGTTTGCGGCCAAGGCCGCCACCAGTAACTCCGTAGCCGCTACGCTACCCTCCAAGGTGGTTAGGATCTGGGAACCGGTACAGCCGGTCTGAGTGAGCATGGTGGCTGCGGCGAGCACGGCCAGGAACGGTTTCAGTTTCATCGGGGAACTCCTAATTGTTCTTTCAGTTGGGATTCGATCATGCCAATCGAGATATAGAACGGTTTGCTTGTTACCAGAACGCTGAGGATCTGGTTTGCTTCGACGTAACTGGCGGTGGCCGTTACTCCGTGCCCGACGATGGACCACGTATCGGTCCTGGGATTTGTCACCGTGGCGTTTGCCCTGAGCTTGTCGAGCAGGACGTTGACCTGTGCCCGAGTTACCGGAGCGATGTCGAACGATGGGTTGTCCATGGTACTTCCTAACAGCGAATTCGTCTACACTACCTCGCCGTAGATAATCTGCCCATTGTAAGCAAACTTAAAACTTTGTCCGAACCCCAGATCAGCAGCGGCCATCTGCACAGTATAGGTAAAGGGATCGGTAGCGTGTTGCGGTCCGTAAGTCCCGTCGCTGTTTGGGGCTGGTATGGCATAGGTGTTGGCGGGGGCTGTCCCCCAGATCGTTGGAACACCAATGGGGCCGGGGGTAAATATGATCGGCGTGCCAGTCGTGATGGTCGTGGCTAGCGTTGTGTCAAGCTGGACAAAGGTTGATTGGATTGTGTGGACATGCGTGTCGGCTGGGATACCATCAGCATTGGCCCAAACGCCAGTATAAAGCCCAGCGGTTGAAGGGAAATACAGGACATAAGTACCGGCAGCGCTACCCGCATCGGTAGTCAACGTCCTCTGGCTTGGCATCTGGCTGTGAATCGCACAGATCCCCTTGCCTTGATATACGATGTCCGTCCCACCAGTGTCCTGGCGGTAATTCAAAGTCGAAGTGTATGTCGTCGCTGTATTGCAGGAGGACACGGGATTTTTCTCCTTCCCTATTCCTTTTAGGGGGTCGGGCTATGCCAGCGCCGTCTTACGCCCCTACGATACTATGAAATCGTATTTTCGTCCACCTAGAAAACTTCCATGTCGTTCGGATTATTCCACTCCTGCGATGGGTCCCAATACTGGTTCGCTTCGTTGATAAGATCATCTTCCCCTTGTTGCGACACCGGCGTACCGCTATTATTGTTCCGCGTAATCTCAAGCCTACGGCTCCCACATACCGCACACCGCATCCCTCCAGACTGGACTACTTTGTGATTGGGGTCCATCTGCGGCTGAAACTCTGTCGGGTCTATGTTCTTATCCTCGACTGTGTTGGCCCACCATTCGTTCTGACAGTTCTGGCAATTTATCACATAGACGGCATCTTCTTTTGTTAACTTCGCCTTCGGCGCGATCATACCTAAAGCGTCGTTCCAGTCTCCTTCGTGTGCAGTATAAAGGGAAATCATACAAGAAATCAGCTCATCGTCCCACTCGTCCTGGTCGCCACCAGCGCTGTAGGAATCTTCTTCGGTCTTAACGAAGTTTTTCATTTCTTCCGCCAGATTGCGAGAGCGGACAAAAAAGAGTTCCTGCTGTAGCCACCGCTTGAACGTCTGCCATAACCGGGGACGGGAAGACATATTTGTCCACCATCCTAGCTTGTTCGACATGATGTTCATCGAATCCAGGTGCTTCCAGCGGTATAGATTGGGATACCCCAACTGGTAGCGCAGCGTGCCTAAGCAAATGTCATATCGGTTGCATTCGACAGACATCAGTCCGCTGTTGTAAAGCAAACCAAGATGGTTCAGTTTATAGGCAAACCCAATAGGATCAATCGTGTTTGCCCTCCACGTTGCTACCTGATAATCTCCGCCGCCTGTCGTGCTAAACCGGATAGCGACCCCTACGCTGTAGGCCGACTTGCCTCCCAACCCCTCCGAGAGATCAGCACCTATGCAGTATTCAGCCTCCGGCATGGGCCACTCCCAGATCTTCAGCGGAGCATCGTCGTAAGTGTGATCGAGGTTGCAATCCTCCTGGTAGCAGGAATAAAACCCAGCTTCGTTCTTTGGATTGGTAGTATTACATCCGTGGAATCTTCCAGCCAGATCGAAGTCTCCCTCTGCTATCGGGTTCCGCACGTTTATATTGGCGAAGTCCTGCGCCTTCTGCCCGAATATCTGATAACCCTGCAACTGGAATGCCTCTTCGCCTGTGCTGGCCATTTCCTGTTTCAGTAACTTAGAACTCTCTTCGTCTCTGTCCGAATTCTTTCTACGATGCTCATACCATGCCAGTTGCTCGTCGGCCAACACGTATGGGTTAAGTATCCCAATCTCGCAGGTTGGGCAAATTAAACCAGATCTGTCTACCTTTTGAACGTAGCGGTAGTGATACTGTAAACATTCACTTCGCTGGCAGCGAAGCCACTCCGACTCTACTTTCTCCCTCATTCTAAACTCCGGCGTCTCAACCCTCCAGTTGACAGGCACCGGGCGGACTCTAGTTGCCTCAAAAAAGAACGGAAGGAATAGTGGATACCACTCAGCCTCATCGCTCCCCAGCAATTCCATACAGCGCTTCCAGAGTTTATGCCCGTAACGGTTGGCCCCCTTAGCCGTTGATTCCAAAATAGCAAAGGTGTTCTCGTCTTCCACAAGAGCATTCACCATGTCTTCATCAATAATCCCGCGAGCTACGTCCTCCGCATATTCCGTAAACTCAGAAACGTGTACGGCGCTTAACCTTATTCCCTGCCCGACGCCAGAAGAATTTGCTCCTCTGACGAACACCTTACTGTTTAATCCAGGATCAATGCTCCTTAAGTCTGGCTTGGGATTGTCGAAGTATAGAAGCTCGTCGGCCTTCCTCTGGGCGCACCTCGGCTTCATCCACCAGGGCATATTATCGTAAATGAAGCACATGATAGGGAACAGAACATCCGAAGTATGGGCCTTGTCGTAAGAGACTACGAGGGCATTTATGTTTGTAAAGAACATCGTGCGCCAAGCTATAAGCGCCTCTATTAGTGTCGAGCACCCTAACTGCCGGGCTTTTATGATTATAATCTTTTGTGGCTGTTTCTTAGCCTTCATTTCAAGAACTTTTTCCAATATAAGTTCCTGGGCCGGTAACAGCGTAAGTAATTGATTTCTTAGCTTTTTGGTAGTGATCCAGAAGTAGTTTCTGGC